GGTTCTCGTATTTTTCTTTAGTAACATCTTTCTTGTCATCCCAGTAGCATTTAAGCACTCCAACTTTTTGAGCTAAACCATCCCAAAACATATCATGGAGTAAAGAAAAGCCATCGTTGTCTTTATAAAACACATGATTTATATACTGTGTTGCTTGTTCGGCTACCTCGCCATCCCCCTCATTAACAGGTTCAAATACAACTGCGTTCTTTGACTGGGTAAATACTTTTAATACTTGAGGGAGTGCTCCATCAACTGCCTCAGCTACCTCTGCAGTAACAATAGATGAGCGTCCTTCTACTTCATTGCCGTATGGCTCCCGCTGGTAATACTCTAGAGCCCTTTGCCTAGATAAAGATGTTTCAGTAGATATAAATCCTAATGAGTCATCAACATGAGAGCCAATAATATTTACTAATTCTCGGCTTTCATCTGAATCTTTATTCATGCTTTTTTTATCGTATGCCATTATTTATACTATCCATTGTTTGTTAATTTCTAAAGGTTTAGACCAACCATCATCTGTTTCGTTTAATCCTATTGCTAAATATCTAAATGAATCAGCAGCATGACTTGTAAAATCATGCAAAGGCTTATCAAAAAACACATCTCGTTTTTCATCATATGTCCTGCGGTAGTTTCTTAATAGATCAACTGCATCTTTTACTTTAGTGTTGAACCAGCATCTTGGTAGCATACGGCGAACTGCCTGTATACCATCATCTATTCCTAGCTTGGGTACAACCCTGCAATTTAACCCTGATTCTTGCAACACCTCTAGTCTTGATTTGCCTGTACCTAGTTCTCTTACTTGTATATCGTGTGGAAGTAATTGTTCTGCTGTGTTATATCGGTTATCTTTTAACCAATTCACATAATAATCTAGACCTTGTCCATGATTCTCTAGAAAGTCTATAATATGTAATTCTTGTCCAGCAACTTGACATACAAAAAGTGCCGTGCTGTCGCCCATACCTAAATCCCAACTTACAAATGTTTTGCATATATCATCACGAAGAACACTATCACTAATCTGGCCTTTAAACTCTAGATCATTAATTAAAGTTCCGTAGTAAGCACCTTCTACTGGTGTATGGAAATTAACCTCAAACTCTTGTGAGTATTTATCCTCCCCCATTTCTTTTTGTGCTGCGTTTAGTTCTTCCTGGTCTACTAAACCAGTTTCGCTTGCTTTAAATTCTAATAGATTCCATCCATCAGTTCCAGACTTTGCCTTATCTCTTAATGTAGCAAAATGGTTACGACCTTTAGGTGTTCCTATAAATAGCACCCATCCTTTTCTGTCTGCAATAGCGGGTCTTATAATCTCACTAAATAAACTAGGGTTAATCTGGGCATACTCATCAATCACTACACCATCAAGATATATACCTCGGAGTGCGTCAATATTATCTGCGCCATATAAACTAATTCTTCTACCAGTAAAGTCTGATCTTAATTCTGCAATGTTATTAACTGAACCTAATGGTCTTGTATATTCTGTTAGCATGTCCCAACTAATTCTTTTAGCTTGGCTATAAGTCGGGGATATGTAAGCGAATCGTGGATTCTTTAACTTACAATTTAATGCACTATGTATTAATTGGTTAATTGCACCAACCGTTTTACCCATTCGGCGATGGGCTACTACAACCGAGAATCTATTTTCCTTTACTGACTTATGTATTAGTCGTTGAGGCTTTCTAGGTATATAAGTAGTATTCTGTTTAGTCATCATCTAACGATTCAATTTTATCGTTATCGTCTATGCCAGTAATGACTTGAATTATCACTGGAGCATCTAAGTCACCAGAGATTTTGCTCTCTTGCATTACTTTGCCATCACTTCTATCAAAGACTTCTTTAATAGCTGATACATCACCATCTTCTGCTTTAACCAATAATGCTTCTACTACTTTGTTTGCTCTGTGAGCTTCTTCTTGTATTAATCTACGCTTCAGAGTTTCTCCCAGTAACCTATTGATTTTACTAGAATGTTCGTTGCCTTTATTTACTTCAGCAGCTTTATCTCTGGCTAGTGCTAATTGTTCTTCTTTTGTCATTGTTATGCAACTCCATTATGGGTCATTGCTCCATTGTTAAAAACTTTTGTTAAATAAAAATTGCAATCCTTGATCTTCTGGGTTTTTATAAGCTCCTACACTTGCTTCACCACCAAACATTTTAAGCAAAGCATTTATTCCAAATTCAGTTCCTTGATTGTTGTTAGTTATGTTAGCATCAAAGTTTTGTCCCTCATAGCCTAATTGTTTAATTAAATCATTATCAGTCTGTGTAATGTTAGCATAAGCTGGTCCATATTCTGCTCCAGCACTTTTTTTGTATTCATCCATTAAAGCATTTATATTAAGATTGCCATTACCAAAACCAAATCCAAGTCTGTTGTTTATTTTGTTATCTTCATCTGTTGGTTGATATGAAGTTCCAACCATAGTGTCAAAATAGCTATTACCTAGATCAGTTCTGTTTGTAACATTAGCAGTTGCTGTTGGATCATCTAAATTTGCACCTAATTCTAACTCACCGCTATTTGGGTATTGATCGTAAATGTTTATTTTTTTATATTTATCAGCCATTATGCTTTAGCTTTAACTTTAGCTGTTTTAGATAGATCAGCAAAATGTAAAAGTCTTTTAGATGTCTTGGTGTGGCTTTTATTAGTGTGTACAGTTCCATTTGCCATAGTGTGCATAGAGCCTTTATGCTCTGTGCCATTTCTTAAATAATGTTTTACACCTTTCATACACAATCCCCTAATGAATCAAACCATCTTCTTAATTCTTCTAGCTTGTTATTTAATATTTTTTTGGTGGTCTCTTTGTTTTTTTCATTATCTTTTTCCTTGTTAGTCATTAAATTTACATCCTAAATTTTAAAGATTCATTAGCAGATGCTTCAATTGCTTCAGCCATAGTTCTTTTGGAATAGTCTATTTTCTTTTCCTGAGGTTTAGCAACAGGTGCTTTAATTACTGTAGCTACTGCTTTTTTTTGTTTTTTAATCATTAGTTATTTTCCACATAAAAAAAATCCCACCGATTAAGATGGGATTCCAAAGGAGTGTTAATCAAAACCTCAAGGCGAGGGTCTGCTTAACCCCTCGATTTTAACACAAACTAAATTTCATTTCAATTACTATTACAGCTATTGTGGATATCTTTCATCCCAACATCCAGTCTCTTTATCGTACACCCAGTTGTCTAGATTTTCTTCATACTCTTTTGCTTCTAGTTTTTTGTCAACTATTTCTTGAGCTTTTTCTTCAAACTGATCTGTTATAGCTTGAAAATCTATTATCTCAAGTAATTGAATTGCTGTTGCATTACCTAATTCTTCTTCTGCTTCCTCAAACCAATACTCTTTAATCTGTTCTAGTATTGGATATTGCTTTTGTTTTTCTAAAGTATCAGTAACAAATTCACTAGCTATTTCGTCTAGTATATCAAGGTCTAAAAATTTTATAACTGATTTAGTATCTGTTAATAACATTATCTTTCTCCTTTGTTATTTTTTATTTTTTTTAAAACAATTTCTAATGCTTTCAACCTTTTTTTAATTCTTTCATCATCTTCTTTAAATTGTTCAATTCTCTGTTTATTTTCTTCAACACGACATTCTTTTAAAAATTTTTTATTGTCCATTATTTTTCTCCTTTTAATAAAGTCATATAATTAATTCTATCATCAACAACTGTTGAAGAAATTTTGCAAACTTTATTTGCTATTTCTTTTACATCCTCAATAGTAATAACTTTGTCTGCAATCATTTGCATTGCTGCTGGGTATACTTCCCATTTAGTTACAGCTCCTTTTTCAAACGCTTCAAACATTATCGCTAATTCAAATTTAGGACTCATTGTTTTTGGCATATCTAATATAACTTTCATCTTTGTTTCTCCTTTGTTAGAAAGTGGCTTATGCCACCCCCTTTATATATAATTATTAGCAGTCGTGTAAGGAGCTGCTGGATGGACAATATATAATAATTCTGCAATTTCTGGTAAAAGTTCGTTTTCAGCAAAAACATTACCCAAAACAAAATCACTAATTGGTAAGTTTCTTGCTGAGTCTTTTGTATCAACAATTAAATTTTTGTTTAATAGTGATGTAAATACGCCACCAACTTGCTGTTCTGACAAATTAATCTTTTTTGCAATATCTCTTACATTGTTGTAACTCCCATTTTGGTCTTTAGTACACTCACCCCAACAATCCATGGATGTATCATAAAAAACTCGTAACACTAGTGTTTCTAATTTTGTAACTTTCATCTTTGTTTCTCCTTTGTTTATTTATCCTACATACATATAATAGCAAACTGACAGAACAATGCAAGTCTTTTTACAAATTATTTTACTACCCTTAATAACAAGCAACTTTACAAATGTTTTGTTTTGTGTTATACTGTCATTATCAGTTAGATTCTAATTGACGAATTTAAAAGTTCTTTAACAACAAAGGAGTAAACAATATGGAGTATTATAAAATTCCAAAAGTATATTATGATGACCATTTTTATCATAATGATACTGCACCACCAACAGCTATCCGCACAACTAAATCCCATTATTTTATAGAGGTGACTGAAAATGATATAATGGAAGAGTTTCGTGATAGAGCAGAACTTTATGCTTCTGGTGATTATTGGAAAGATTATAGAGGTTTAACTTTATCTGCAAGAGCAACACTAAAAATCATAGGAAGAGGTTATGCCTACGATAACATTAAGTAACAGGTAATGAAAAGAAGGAGCTTAATTGCTCCTTTTTTTTTAACTTAAATCAACAATTTTAGAGGTATATCTGCCATTCTTTTCTTTCTTCCATCCTTCTACTAATATTGTCCATCCAGCAGCTCGTAGAAAGGGCAAGGCAGGACTTTCTGTTATCTTCCTTACACGACTGCTAATATTAGAATATGATGTAACCTGAAGTGCCACAGTGTCCCCATCCTTAATAGCTAATATATCTATGATTCCAAAGAGGTCGTTTCTCTTTTTTGAAAAAAAATTATAATGCTCAGTCACCTCTATTAAATTAAAATTTTCCTTTCTTAATCTTGCTAGAGTTCGAGTTGTTGGAGATCCCATCTTTATCCTTTTTGTTGTTAATTTTTGGTTGTTTTTTAACAGCACCAAATATTCGATCATAAGCATTTGAAAACTTTTTATCGTCTGTTGGTCTGCGACTGCTTCCTTTACCCATTATTTATCTCCCTAATCTCCACAAAAACAATCAATACCTTCTTCGTCTTTATCAAACATATCGTCCTGATTTAAAGCATATTCTTTCATTTTTTTATAACTAGGTCTGTCTTTTCTAAAAGTACCTAGTGTTGCAGAATCTTCAGGCTTTTTATGGTTCTCAACATGAGCTTCCATTTTTATCCACCAATCTGCACGACTTGGTTTTTCTTGTATTAAACTTTGTATTTGATGTGCTGGTTTTAAAAAACACAAATCACAATTTCCATGCATTGTAACCCCTTTAAAATTTGACAATCCTAAATCAAAATCATTGTTATCCCAAAAGTTAGTTACATCTGTAACACCAATGTTTGCAGCAACCAATGGCGTTCTATGTATTGGTATTTTTGCTGCCCTTCTTGGTTCGTCAGCACGAATACCTACCCAATCCATATTTTCGTTGTGTTTCCACCCAATAGATTTGCAATAATGATTAATAACTCTAATTTTTAAATTAATAGTACATATTCTAGCAACGGGGTTTGGAAGATAAGGTTTTCCATTCTGATCTATAGACATAGCAAAAGGCTCACCTTCCCTACTTGCTGTTTTAAAGTCTACAATTTTAAATCTTTGTTTTGGTATTTCGTGGGTTGTATATTCTAACCAAACGATTGGGACATTCCATTTTTCACCACAGTCCCTAACAAACTCTAATGTTGCTTCTTCTTCTTTGCCTGTATTGGCAAAACATACAATGGCATCTTCTGGCAACTTACCATTATTAGATTGTAATACACGCCACAACATATAAGCCGATGTTCGTCCACCACTAAAACTAATAACTGTTGGTTCTATAATTTTAAATGGATCAGACATTGCTTACCTCCCTAACACAAGTTCTGCCACGCCAATCAACATAGTGTACATTTGCATAAATAAATGCTTCCTGACATGAGTTAAACGACCCAGCATAAACATTTCCTGATGGCATACCACTTAGGCTCACCAATAAAATAAATTCAATCATCATCTTCCCCTATAAAAGTTCTTGTATCTACGCCAACAAAACCACAGGATTGTGATTCGTAACTTGATAAACTATCAAAATCAAATTGACTGCGTGGTACATAATCAAGTGGTATATTGCTATATGCTTTGAACAATTTTCTTTAAAATAAATCATAGCAGTAGGACAATCATTAAAATATCCTACAAATTCTAGATCATCATAATTACCACTTAAACTTACAGTTAATATAAATATCCCTTCAGCTAACATAATCTATTCTCCTATAAATTATCTAACACTTTTTTTAAAAATCCATAATTACTTGAGTAGATGGTTTATGAGTAATGTCATACCTGTTTGTTTTTCCTTTAGGGTATGGTTGCACTTCATATTTAAGTTTGCTTTTTAAAATTTTTTTATCATTCTTTGTGCCATGAAATAAAATGTACCTGTGTTTTCTGCTTCTTTCAATGTAATAAAATTTTTCTTTGTATTTTTGTTTTATTTTTTCTAAAGTCATACCATCACTAATAGTTTTACTATGTTTATGTTCTAATCCCTTAACTGCCCAATCAATTCTTTTTTCTGAAAGTCCTGTATATAAAAAATTAGTTGCTTGATATACATACCCAACATGACCTTGAGCATTGTCAGCGTAAGACACAACAATAGTTGGTTTAGGTAATTGTTTTATTGACCCAGAAACTAACATACTAGCTTGATTTTTATCATTATTCATTAAACAAAGTCTATTAAGCTCTAATACTTTATTTGAATATTCTTTACCACAAATTCCCATACACAAACTTGGTGATGCTGGAATACCATAAGTAACAATTCCAATTAAAGAATCCCCATCATACAATCCAAACGCTTTCATAATTTGAGGTATTCTTTTTGCGTAATGAACATTAAGTAACCAATCATAAGTTTCTTTTGGTTCAATAGGTATAATTTTCATAAGTTCTCCAATACCCATTCCAACATTTCACTTTCTTTTCCATATGCTTCAACCCATTTTTTTGGACTTGTATGAAACCCATCTTTACCTTGATGGTGATGGTGGCAAAGTGGTAAAACCATAAAGTGATTATTTTTTTGACCCATGCCCATACCTTCTCTAATGTGATGTAAGTTTGCAGGTGGTGCATCAATAACATCATGGTATCTTTTGCAGATGCAACATCCAAACTCTGACATTTTATTAAGCCATTGTTTTTCATCTTTAGTTTTGGACTTCTTCTTCATTTAATTTAAACCCATATCCCCTTGCAAAGTCTTTAACTTTTTCTAGGTACTCGTTAAATTCTTTTACATTAAGTTTAGTCGTGCTACCAATAGTTGTTACCTTTAAATTCTTGATCTGCTTTTCTTTAGATAGTAATTTATATAATAACACTTCATGCATTTCGTCTTTAGACTTTAATCCAAAATAGTTTGCAAGTTCTGTAACCAATCGCCAGTAATATTCATTCTGGTCTAGCGACCTTGTAGATTTATATGGTGTTATTTTTACAGTCCAAAGTTGTTCTGGGTCTAATTCTTTTAATTTAGAAATTAATCCATCTAAATTATTTTTATCTAATGTAAAATTAATCATGCCTTGCTCCTAAACTTACTTAATATTTTTTCCATTTTAATTTTTAATTCTTTAGGCATTGGTGTACCTACTGGCTTTGCTATTTTAGGTTGCTGTGCTGCTATTAACTGTTGGTTCTTACTTCTACAGATTAATATAATGTCATAAGGTGTCGGAGCTTTGTTAGAGGTGCTAGTCCATTTATCAAATGATTGGCTTACAATCTCAATAGGATAACTTTGTAGCTTATAAAACCACACTCTTAATAAATTTTTATCTGGATGTCTTTTATTATAAATATCAAATATTGTATTCATCATATCTTTAAATTCTAAAGAATCTGGGTGTGGTAATTCTTTACCATCTTTAATTATATTTTTTATCAAAATGTTACCCCCTCATCTGGCTCGTCTAACCATCTTTTAGCATTTATCCATGTCGTAGCATAAGGAATAAATTTACCATTATCTGCAAACCAATCCTTACTTTCCTTTTGCCATTTTAAAGTTTTTAATAC